GCCTGCGACGCGGTCTTCTCCGAATATCCTGCGGCGATCGCCGCCTCGCGATTTGTGGCACCCGACAGCAAAGCGTCAACAAACCGCCGCTTCTTGTCGGTTAAAGCCATGGTTAACTTTTCCTGAACCGGGAAAAAATGTGTACGTGGGGTCGGAGGCGGTCTAGCTAGATGAGAATCCGCAGCTTTTGACCCCCCTACCCTTTTGCAGCACGCCATTGGCGTGCCTCGAAAACCTGCTAGCCGATTCGCGTCGATCTGGTGACGCGTTAGGCCCCGAGGCCCGCTGCCTCCTCCGCCTGCTTGACGGAGTCGTGACAGGGCTTGCAGAGGCTCTGCCAGTTGGCCTGGTCCCAGAAGAGAACCATGTCACCCCGGTGAGCAATGATGTGGTCGACTACGCGTGCTGCAGTTGTGCGACCGTTCCGCTCACAGAAGACACAGAGTGGGTTGTCATGCAGGTACTGTTCTCGCGCCTTCTGCCATCGATAGTCGTAGCCACGCTGGCAGCTGGTCATGCCGCTCCGCCAACTGCCAGGCGTGACCACCTTGACCCGCGACCCTGCACTCTCCTTGATGCGAGAGCCAAGCGTCTTGAGCCTGGCCATCATTCAGCCCTGCGCATACTGCATTGCCGTGCGATGTCGCCTGCGCGCTCGCGCACCTCCAGCACCTGACCGTCGAACGTGTGGACGATGGCGCAGATTCCGTGCCATTGCGAGCCGGTGCCGGCCTCCTGCACGCGGGCGATGGCGCTCGGTGCCAGGTAGTGCTGACGGCGGTTGATGTCGGTCAGGGTGATCATTGCGTGGCCTCCAACTGGGCTCGGTTTAGCGCCTCATCAGCTTTGTCGGCTGCCTGGCTCGCGGTGGTTGCTGCCTTTGATGCCTTGGTCGCGGCGCTGTCGGCTTTGCGTGTCAGGTCGTCCAGGCGCTTGTCGCGCTCTGCCATGGCAACGTCGTAGGCCTCTCGGATCTGCTTCACTTGGTTGGCCTGGGTGCTAGTCAGGGCCCAGTATGCGGACTGCCAACCCAACACCGCACCACCGGCAACCAGCAGTGAGGCAATGATCCAGACCTCTGCCCGACGCCACCAGCGGCGAGCAATGAACTCCAGTGCGCATCGGTCCATCATGATGTACCTCCAAGCTTCAGGCGCAGCCGGGCGATTTCATCGCTCTGCAACGTCACCCGCTCTGTCAGGCCGGCCACCTGGCTGGTCAAGGCCTCGATCTTCCCCTCCATTCGGCCAACAGTGGCCGCGAGGTCGTTCCGCTCTTTGGCGAACTGATCAGCACGGGCCTCGGCTTCTTTCCGAGCCTCGCGCTCGATGTCCAGTAACTCATTCAGGCGCCGGACGACGCCAATGTCAGCAGTGTCCATTGCCCTGTCGGTGGCATCCCGAGACAGCCACTTACGCAGCCAAAGAAAGCCGCCCAGCAAGACAGTGCCCGTGCCGCCCAGCCAGGTGGCCGTGCCTGGGCCGAGGTCGGTGGGGTCCATCGAATTCTCCATCCACGGGCCTATTAAGACCCTGACAAAAAAGCCCGCGATAGGCGGGCTCAGGTAGTTTGCTTCTCAGAGTAGGGCGTTACGCGCCTGACTCCGGATCGCTCGCCGGAACACCAGGTGAACGCTGATCTTCATTGTCATCATCAAGAACAGGATCGGTATCTGGATCGTTGGCCTTGGAATGATCGTCAGGAATCTGAGACCCCTCCTTCACTTTGGGGTCAGTACTCGACTTTGCCTGGTCCTTCATGCTGCCTCCTGGGAATATCAGATCAACGACGGTCATCAGACAGCGGCGTTTGCTCATCAGCTTCAGGAGGCACCCTATCAGGATCTTCCCAGTCCTCTGGCCGCTCGATATCTGGCTTTTTCAGTGGATCGTATTTATTGGGGTCGTCGGGATCCAAGGTCGGGTCGTCAACCTCAGGGTCAGGTCTTGAAGGGTCTGAGCCTTGCGGCTGGCCTTGAAATGTCGAATCGGTAGACATACGCACCTCACCAGTGAGGTCCAGCTTATCTGGGCCGTACTGGTTGGAAGCTGTCAGGCAGTTCGAGGTCCAGTAGATCAGATGAACGGGCAATAAAAACCCGGCTTTAGAGGCCGGGTGCAGGATGTTTTCGCCAAAGGCGAAATTATCACGATGACGAAATAGTGCCAGAACACTCCTCAAACCGTCAAGCGGCTAACTCGTCGTCCTCATCCCATTCCCGGATGCGCTCAACAGCAGCCGAGACAGGCTTCAATGCCTGCCGGTCCATCTTGTCGATCTGCAAACCCAGTCGCTCCCAGATCTCTTGCCAATCACGAGCCCAATTCTGAGGATTCATCTTCTCCCCGGTTCGCTCCTCAACGAACAAGCAAACCGCTCCAGGGCCCATTCCCTCGCGGCCGGCCACCAGCAGCTTGTGTGACTGGAGTGCAGCCATTGCCATCCAGTAAGCCCGCTGCTTCTTGCGGTCAGTCAGCGAGTCGAGCCCACTGCCAAGCCACACCAGGCCATGTGCGATGCTCAGGTCATTCCCATTTGCGATCGGCGAATAGAGAAAGCTACCGAAGTGCCGGAGGCTTTTCGGCAGTGAGTCGATGGCAAGAAGGATCAGGCCAGCGGTGAGCATATGGATGCACTTGGTCTCAGTTAGTCGACGCCCAGATCGCGTTTCCTGAACATCCTCGGTGCGGACCTTATAGACCTTCGCCACCTCTTTGCCGTCATGCGTTTCCAGCATGACCATGATCTTGTTTTCTCCAGAGCCGAACTTCCGACCGATCACAGCCGCCTCAGCGGCGACCGCCAGAGCCGAAGGTCGGTCTTCGTGGAGTGCATCGTGCCAAGCCTGGCGAGCGCAAATTACCTTCATGTCCTTTCCCCTCAATCCCCGGTGTAGTTGGTGCCGCCGGCGCCGCGCCGGTTGCTTCCCTGATATGTCGCCTCAGGCCCGGATGCCTGAGGGTTCTTCAACTGCTTGATCTGCCGGAGCGCTGCCCGGAGCCTCATGCTGAGCTGGGTCACCAGTTCATCCAGAGGCAGAGCCTCGCCGGTTGCAGCCGTCACAAAGCCCGAGGCGTTGCAGTGGTCGCATGGCAGTTCGTGAAACACGCCCGGAGTGACCGCTCTCCCACGGCACAAAGGACATACATCCAAATCAACTACGGCCTTCTTGAAAGCCGGGCCGTGGCTTCTTCTCATTGGCGTGAACGCCCCTTCTTGGCTCGAAGCCAAGGCTTGGTTGCACGGCTACGCGGCACGACAGCACTGCCAGCCACAATCGGCTTGTCGAACTGCTCCAGGCCAAATAAGCCTCCTTCCCGCGGCTCCACGGTCACTTCCTCGCCCAGATCCACGCCGAACCATTCATCAGTGATCACCTGCCCAATGGCTCGGCCGTCCAGGGCGTAGAGGAAAGCGACGGCGCTGTGCTCCGGATTCCTCATTTCGAATCCTCGCTAATTACAAATGCGGTAAGGTCGTTTGGCGCCACGGCTGCTGTGGCCTCTGGCGAATTCTGCGAAATTTCAAATAAGGCCTTGGTAAGGCCGTGAATGGCTGCAAAGCCGATCCGATCAAGCCAGGCGTGCCACTTCTCCAGCGCGGCGCGGCGCTGCTGCATGGCCTGGGTGTGGATGTAGGTGCTGGCGATCTTGCCCAGCTTGTGGTTCAGCAGCATCTCGCCGATGTGGCCGTCGATGCCGAGGTCGGTCCAGGTGCTGCGGGATACCTTGCGCAGGTCGTGACTGGTCCACTCGCCCTGCCCCAAGCGCTTGAACACGTTGCTGGCTTGCGTCGCGCTCAGGCACAAGCCCCGGCGATTCGGGAACAGGTACACCCCCTCGTAACCCTCGGCCTGCTGAATGGCCCGGTACCGGGTCAGCAGCGCCTGCACCTGGGCGGTGAGCGGCAGGCGGTGTTCAGTGCGGGTCTTGGCATTGGCCGCGGGGATGAACCACTCGGCGGCCGCCAGCGAGATCTCGTTCCAGCGCGCCATGCGGGTCTCACCGATCCGGGTGCCGTGGGCCAGCATCATCAGGGCCAGCATGGCGTCACCCGGGGCTTCCTCGAATGCCTGGGCCAGCTGCTGCATCAGGTCTGGCAACTGCACGTCACGCAGTCGGGCCGCCTTGGGCAGGATCTTGGCCTTGGTGAAGTCGTTGAAGCGCATCCCGGCCATGGGGTTGCGATCGATCAGGCCCAGCTGCAGCGCCTGGCGGAAGGCGGTCAGCAGCAGCGCGAACATCTGCCGCAGGTAGGACAATGACACCTCGGCCTGGCACGGCCACATCAGGTGCTTGTCCAGGGCATCGGCATTCACGCTGGCCACGGCCAGGTCATCCAGGCGCGGCTTGAGGTGCTGGGCAATGGCGGACTTGGCGCCGGCCTTGCGCTTTGCCGACAGCGAGCGGTCACGGGCCATGCGATCGCCGTACCAGTCGAGCAACTGGCCCACGGTGGCCATGCCGGAAACCACCGGCGCCGTGGCCGGGTCGCGCAGCAGGCGTTGACGCAGGGCGGGCAGTTCGGCAATCACCGCCGAAACGCTCAGTTCTGGCCAGCGGGCGACCGGCACCCACTTCTTGCCGCGCACCAGGTGCCAGGTGCCACGCTCGCGGTTGCTCCAGAAACGCAGGTACAGGCCGGGATGACGCGGGTCACGCAGGTCACGCACCGACTTGTCGGCGGCCTGCCGACGCACCTCGGCCTCGCTCAGCTTCACTTCTCGGGTCGCGCTCATGCGGCCACCGTAGCAGGCAGCAGCAAGTAGGCGCGGATGGCCTCGACGGCGTCGATATTGCCCCGACATACGATGGCTAGGTAGCCCTGATCGGCGAGCGCCTGCAGGTAAGCGTCCTGGCTTGGGGATACCGGCGCGTCATACGGCGGCATGGCCTTGAACTCGACGTACAGGCCGAAATAGCCACCACGCGCCATCGGCAACACCAGGTCGGGCACACCAGCCTTGACGCCCTGCCCCTTCAGTTTGGCGGCCACGGCCTTGACCCGGTGCCCGCCGTTCGGGACGTGATAGATCAGCTTGTAGGCTTGCGGGTAGCGCAGCTGCAGCTCCTGCATCAGCGCGGCC